AACGGGTTGTAATGTCTTAACTTCTTATGTTCTTATTATACTATTATTATCGGCACATGTCAAGGGTAAACTTTAACATTAACCAATTAAACTATGAAATACTTCTAGTTTATTTTGAGCATTCAATCGTAAACGATTGTCGTTAGCATCAACGATATACCAAGTATCGATGTCGAAGCCCATACGTCGCATGTAATCCAGTGCATCTTGCACTGTAGTAAAGTTAGCGTATACATCGTAGCTAGTGCCGATGTGCTTGATTACTCGAACGTCGTGTGTTAGGTTGGTCATTGTCTTGGTTACTCCATTAGTGTTGTTGTTTGTCATACTAGTATTATATACTATGTTAGTTGTGTTGTCAAGTGTAATCTGGTTATTATTATTATTATTTGTCATCTTTTTTATTACCTTTGTTTGTTGCTTAACTACTTAAGTTCTTATTATATAATATATATCGTCATTTGTCAACCCCTTTGTCCAGTTAAAACATATAAAAACACGAAATAAAGCCAGAAAAAAGCGGGGGTGTTTTCGGTGCATTGTACCCTATCACACCCCATACCATAACATACTCATACCATAAAATCAACCCTAAACATATTTAAAACTCAATATATATATTTTTGCATAAAATCATGATTAGCTATTGACATATCATTGTAAATATTGTATAATGGTCACTAGGGGGTTTTATCTTCATATAGTTAAGTACTTACTCCTCTCCCCAAAGCCGGGGTGGTTCAAACATAACACCAAACAGTCCAATCATATGTATTACCCAATCCTCCCCCTTAGCCCCTTTTTGCTTCTTCTGACGATAAAACTGTGCTTTTTCCGTCTGCGGAGTGTATAATACTACAGTTAGATTACTTATAGAACAATTGGATTAAGGTAATAGCAATGAAAGACAAACAAACTCACAAGATAGAATCAACAACAGTATGTAAAGCAACTGCTAAACTCGAAGAGCAAGTAACTGATGAGTTAGAAGCTGCTGATAAGTGCTTAGCTTCGCTTATAGAAGACAAGGAAGAGCAAGAAACAAACGATGCACAATAAATTCAAACATGGTGCGTTCGAAGGAGCCACCGTACACGACAGGTTCGCCGTTAAGCTGTCTGGAACTAAGTTGTTGGAAGAAAACAACGACATCCACCTACCAGATGCTTCCGAAGATACTCTGATTAGTAAAGTTATCGGATTTGACTACAGGTTTCTGTATTTAATACAAGAAATCTCCGAAGGTGTTGCTGTACGATACGAACGAGGCATTGGATACATTTCCACTGTTGATGGACACACATTATTACAAAGAGATACTCCACTAGCTCACGGAGACACGGATGACGACAATTTATACAGTATTGGTCAAAAACCCATTTCGTTCAGTGCCCGCTCCTACCTACGAGTATTCTCCGTCACCCCTTCAAATCTATCAGAAGCCCTCGCCACGCCCTTCTCCGTCATCACCTCAGAAGATTCTGGCAAACCCTTCCCTGTTACGCTTGAAGAAAACACGGTATTGGGAAGAGTGCACGACGAAGTCCAGCCCATGGGTAAAAATGAACTAAAGGATATCATTGAGTTTGATAATTCCGCCCTCTCTGCACTAGAATCCACTCAGAAACAGATGACTCTCAGGGTACGCCGCTTGGATCTCTCTCGCAAGAACGCCTTTGTCTCCACTCCCTACATTCGCCTCATGCCTGACTGCTACACAAGCAGCCAAAGGCCTCCAGCTCAGCAAGGCGCCCTCATATATAATACTGAGACGCACTCACTTGAGTTTTATGATGGGGAATCATGGAAAACCCTCACTCACTCGGATAGTGGGGATAAATAATGCACGTACCCGCCAACATGACAGAGTCCAAGGTAATCGAACATATAGAAAACGTCATCAATCGAATCGCCCCTCGCTATACATTCCACGGATACACACGAGACGACCTAAAACAAGAAGCATTTATTATCTGCATGGAAGCCCTCCCTCGCTACGATGAGGCTCGCCCCCTAGAAAACTTCCTATCCGTCCATCTCTCCAATCGCCTCAAGAACTTCATACGCGATAATCACTTTACCAAAGATGAAGAAGAAAAGGGTAAGATAGCTAAACCCGGACAACTCACAAACGAAGACTATCTAATTGACACCCGTGATGAATACATTGAGGATATTGACTATCGCCAGATGAAAGGGGTTCTAGATGTCAAACTCCCTGCCCAGTATAGATCCGACTACCTAAAGATAATGCACGACGTATATGTACCTAAGAAACGAAAAGAAGAAGTGCTTTTTATTGTACAACTAATATTAGAGGAACATGGCTATGAAGAGGGGTAGAATATCTAAAGTTGAAGCGCGCTATATTACACAAAACGCTGATAAATTCCCAGTTGAAGAAATCGCCTCATATTTGGATCGTGATCCATCAGCCGTAGACAATTTTATTAAAAAGAAATTGAAAATCGGACTTTCTAAGTTTGAGCAGGCAGAATACGATTTAGAAGAGCGTCCTTACTGGGTAGAACTCAATAAGCAGTTTACTCCTGACGAACTTTCGCTATTTAAGTACCATTGGGGCAGAATTATCAATCAGTTCAAGGATGACGTGTTTCCCACCGAAGAATTGCAGGTTGTAGACGTAATTAAGTTGGAATTGTTGATGAGTCGGTGCCTGCAACAAAATAAATCGAATATAGATCAAATTAGTGCGTTTGAGATTCTTGTGCAAGAGGGGCGGGCGCTAGACCCGGATCAGCAGGACGTGGATGCGATCTTTAACCTAGAGCGGCAGGTAGCGGCCCTGAGGGCGGCACAGGAGTCACTCAATAGAGATTACCGAGACCTACAGACAAAGAAGAGTGCGATGCTTAAGGACATGAAGGGGACGCGAGAGCAGAGAATCAAGCGTCTGGAAGATTCCAAGCAGAGCTTCACGGGATGGGTGGCACATCTTATGCAAAATCCTGCTCTCACCCAACAGTATGGGTTGGAAATGGAAAAGATGCGATTATCTATGGAGAAAGAGAAAGAGCGACTCAGTGTGTTTCATAAATATGAGGATGGGCAGGTGGATCAGCCATTTCTCACTCCAGATACGGTGCAGGACTAATATGGATACTAAGACATGTAGTAAGTGTAAAGAGGCAAAGCCCCTTGATGAATTTAACAGCGGTAGCGGAACACACAAGAAGCACGCTTATTGCAGGCCTTGTTGTCGGGAATATGAACGCGACACCGCGCCTCGGAGAAATGCACAACGGCGCGAGTACTACAAAAAAAATAGAGAGATAATAACTGAGCAGAGGAAGTCTCACAGTGTGAATACTGAACTACGAAGGAGTCGCAGCTCAAGATGTTACCACCGAAACGCACAAAAGCCAGCCTTTAGAGTATGTGCTAGCATGAGAACCGGCTTGTGGCAATGTCTAAAAAAGTTGAGAAAGAAAAACGATAGAACATTTAGTTATATCGATAAGTCTCCAGAAGAACTGATGGATTACCTAGAGTCGCAATTCACCGAGGGGATGACTAGGGAGAATTACGGAGAGTGGCACGTAGATCACATAAGACCTCTTGCTTCATTTGATTTTACAGGTGAAGACATGGAAGAGAAACTCAAAGAAGCTTGGAACTATACGAATTTACAACCCTTGTGGGCAGTGGACAACATAAGCAAAGGAGATAAGTGGAACGGATGAAAGCTATTATATTCGGAGTTACAGGACAGGATGGAAGCCACCTTGCGGAGTTGCTGCTAGAAAAGAGATATGATGTTGTGGGAGTCGCGAGACGTAGCAGCGTAGACACAACAGAGAGAATAAAACATCTATTAGATGCTCCACATTTCAACTTAGTATCAGGAGACATCACAGATGTTAGTAGCGTATATGGAATCTTACGTAATAACGGTGACGTAGATGAAGTCTACAATTTAGCAGCACAATCGCATGTAGGGGTCTCCTTTAAGCAACCCGGACTAACATGGGACATCACGGGTAAAGGCTGTTTAAACATTTTACAAGGAATCGTAGACCTAGAGATAGGGTGTAAATTCTACCAAGCTTCTTCAAGTGAGATGTTTGGAGGTTCATATGATGTTGATGAGTTTGGAAAGTTTCAGAACGAGGATACTAGATTTCTACCGCAATCTCCCTATGCCATAGCAAAGTGTGCCGCCCACTACATGGTGAGACTATTTCGAGAAGCCTATGGAGTTCATGCTAGTGCCGGAATACTATTTAATCACGAGGGCCCACGTCGTGGAGACAATTTTGTAACCAGAAAGATAACGAAGTGGATCGGAGAATTTGTCGCTTGGAAAAAAGAAAACGAACGCGGATATGAAAGTTCCGCCGACGTATCCTCACTAGTCTTTTCAGAAGAATTCATACATTTAGGTAAAGGACGAGTATTCGCGGACGCCAAAGCGACTCCCAGCATCCCCAAATTAAGATTAGGTAACTTAGAAGCTTCCAGAGACTGGGGCTACGCAGGAGATTACGTAGACGCCATGTGGTTGATGTTACAACAAGACAATCCAGACGATTATGTCATCTGCACTGGAACAACCCACACGATCAAAGATTTCTTATCAGCAGCTTTTAATTATGTTGGCATTAGTGGTTGGGAAGAGTTCGTATTTATTGACCCCGAATTCTACAGACCAGCAGAGGTAGACTACCTCAAAGGAAGATATACGAAAGCGAAAAAGAATCTCGGATGGGAACCAAAAACGGATTTACAAGCCCTAGTAAACATCATGATGAAAAACGACACCAATGAAGATATACAAAGTTGAGCTAGACTTAACACTAGTAATAGCTAGGCTTTCTAAATACAATATATATGAGTATAACAGTGAGCTACCAATAATTTTCGTAGAGGCGTATGACCCGGACGAAGCATGCTTCAAGTCCGTACATAAGCTGATGCACCTAATACTAAAAAAAGAAGATACGGTAGAATCAAGGATACTCTGTAAAGATATCAAAGCAGACATACGAGTAATAAGGGCTACAGTTAAATGAGACGAAATTACGACGATCCAGTTTATAAAGACTGGCGAACTAAGGTATACAAACGAGATAAATTTAGTTGCCAATTTCCAAAGTCTAGGACTAAATGCGGGAAAAAGCGTAGACTGCAAGCGCACCATATTAAAAAATGGTCTAAGGCAGCTATATTGAGATACGATGTTGATAATGGTATAACGTTGTGTAGAGAGTGCCATGAGAGTATAAATGGGCTTGAGTCACATTACGAATCTATTTTTCAACAAGTGGTACACAAGAATAAGCATGGCTAAATATATAAAAGCACCAGACTTCATGGTAATTAAAGATACTAGGGAGCAAGAGGGTTATTACTTTAGTAAGTACAATACATGTGCGGGTATGATAGATAGAAAGCTGGATACTGGAGATTATAGTATCGAGGGAATGGAAGATATCATATGTATAGAGAGAAAGGGGTGCGTGGAGGAACTAGCTGTTAATTTAGGTCAAAAGAAGCATGCCTTCATGAACGAGGTTGACAGAATGGAGAAGTTTCCTCACAAGTTTATGGTGTTAGAGTTTTCACTAAGCGACCTGATTAACTTTCCAGATAATACGAGAATACCAGCGAGTCAGAAGGCAAAAGTAAAAATAAGCGGAAAATACATGCTTAAATGTCTAATGGAGTTTCAGCTGCATAACGACATACATATACTTTTCTGCGAAGATAAACACAACGCCTTCTTAACTGTTAGTAGTATACTAAAACGAATCAATGAAATGTATACCATTGGGAGGAAGAAATAGTGATTAACGACATGGCTGGGGATTTGCACTCTCATAACTTAGATTTTAAGGGTAGGGAAATATTCCTACATGGACATCACGGAACATTTGACGACGATCCCGGCGTTGAATACCGCATGGCCACCACCTTTATAAAAAACCTAAGAATACTAGATCAAGGGTCTAGAGAGCCTATCTTAGTACACATGCACAGCCTTGGTGGAAACTGGGGAGATGGCATGGCTATGTATGACGCAATCTCCGTATGTCGATCACACGTTACTGTATTAGTATACGGTCAAGCGGAGTCAATGAGCGGAATAGTGCTTCAGTCAGCGGATAAAAGAATCATGATGCCCAACTCCTATTTTATGGCTCACTTTGGAAATAGCTCGAATGAGGGTGGCTTCCTAGACTGTCAAAACTGGTCTAAATTTGAAAATGTAATACTAGCTTCCATGGTAGACATTTTTGCACAAAGGTGCATCAAGGGTAAGTACTTTTCTGAAAAATACAAAGACATAACGGAAACTAAAGTAGAACGCTTCTTAAAAAGAAAAATGAAAGACGGCGATTGGTATCTAACCTCTCATGAGGCGGTTTACTATGGATTTGCTGATAATGTTATAACTCATAAAAAATACGGAAACATAGATAGCCTAAAATGACAGCAGAATTAAAGAACATAGACGAAGCTTGGTTAGACTTAGATATACCAGATGATAATCTATTTAACCCGATGGATATACTAAAGGCTGGTGAGGATGATTACCACCTACGATTGTCATACTTAATGTCTAGACCTGAGTATTTCTCATTCCTATGTAAGCACATTTTAAATGTTCAAGTGCTACCCTCTCAAGCTATGATGCTTCACGAGATGTGGAATAGGAAGTTCCCTATGCTTATAGCTAGTCGTGGATTTGGTAAGTCCTTTATGTTATCCTTGTACGCGATCATCAGAGCCCTCATTCTACCTAGTAGAAAGGTTGTCGTTGTTGGTGCTGCCTTTAGGCAGTCTAAGGTTCTATTCGAGTACATGGAGACCATCTGGTACAACGCCCCAATATTGAGAGACATATGTAGCAGTAATAGCGGCCCACGTAGAGACGTAGATAGATGTGTAATGCGGATTAACGATAGTCGCGTAACTTGTCTACCTCTTGGTGACGGACAAAAGATTCGTGGTCAACGAGCCAATGATATTATCTCAGATGAATTTGCATCTATTCCACGAGACATTTTCGAGAATGTTGTTGCGGGTTTTGCAGCTGTTAGCGCAGACCCCATTGATAACGTTAAACGAGTAGCGGCCAAGAAGAAGGCTGTTGAACTTGGGATAGTAGTAGAAGAAGAAATAGCTGCTGATACAGACATAACGTTCAAATCCAACCAAATTATCTTATCTGGAACTGCCTACTATGATTTCAATCACTTCGCCACATACTGGAAGAAGTGGAAGCAGATCATCAAGAGTAGAGGGCGGCCAGAAAGATTGAGAGAAGTTTTTGGTGGAGAAGATGCTCCCAAAGACTTTGATTGGACTGAATACTCTATAATGAGAATACCATATGAGCTACTGCCAGAGGGCTTCATGGATGCCTCTCAAGTAGCAAGATCTAAAGCCACTGTTCATGCTGGTATCTATCAGATGGAGTTTGGAGCCTGCTTTACAAGGGATAGTCAAGGGTTTTTTAAACGATCACTCATTGAGTCATGCGTCATCTCAAATGAAACGGCGATATCCGATAGCAATGGGAAAGAAATCCACTTTGAGTCCATGCTTATGGGAGACCCTAATAAGACTTATATCTTTGGTGTTGACCCTGCATCTGAGGTTGACAACTTTAGCATTGTAGTATTAGAGGTAAACTCAGACCACAGGAGAATTGTTCACTGTTGGACAACCAATAGATCTGAACATAAAGATAAGGTTAAAAAGGGATACGCTTCTGAGACAGATTACTACTCATATTGCGCTCGTAAGATACGAGACCTAATGAGGCTGTTTCCATGTATTCATATCGCTATGGACGCACAGGGCGGCGGTATAGCCGTAATGGAGTCACTTCACGACAAGGATAAGATTAAAGAGGGCGAGTTCGCAATATGGCCAACTATAGACGAAGATAAAGAAAAAGACACAGATGATGAACGTGGTCTTCATATATTAGAAATGTGTCAGTTTGCTAAGTATGACTGGTTAGCGGGTGCTAATCACGGACTCAGGAAAGACTTTGAAGACAAGGTTATCCTATTCCCATTCTTTGACCCCGTAACACTTGGGCTATCTACAGCAGAGGATGGTCTTAAAGATAGAATATTTGACACCTTAGAAAATTGTGTCCTAGATATAGAAGAACTTAAAGATGAGCTATCTATGATACAAATGACTCAGACTCCCAGCGGAAGAGATAAGTGGGATACTCCAGAGGTTGTAGTTGGAGCTGGTAAGAAAAGTAAAATGAGAAAGGATAGGTACTCCTCACTCATTATGGCCAACATGGCGGCTCGCATACTATCAAGGATACCAACAAAAGAAGATTACAATTTCTACGGAGGGTTTGCTTCCACGGACGATGACTACAAGAAGTCCGCAGCGGGCGATCCTTACTCTGGCCCTAACTGGTTCACCGATAACATGAAAGATGTCTACTAACTTGTGTATAATAAAGTAACCATTCCAATTACATTCCAATTGCCACAGGATATATAAAATGAGCACTGATGATAATATGATAACATGGGGAAACGACGAAGAAAAAAGCCAAGCCTTCGCCTCGCACAGTGAAAACATTGACCACTACGGTGGACAGTCAAAATCTCAGGGTAATGCGTACAGAAACTTTATAGACGTTGAGCCCAACAGATCTGTACGTCCGGGATTTGGCGCGTCAGACTATCACGCCTTCCGTCCAAACGAAGCAGTCCCACAGAAACAAAAGCGAGCCATGAAGATGTGCATGGACGCATACGACAAGGTTGGAATCATACGCAACGTTGTAGACCTAATGGGAGACTTTGGCAGTCAGGGTATTAACCTAGTGCATCCCAACAAGGGCGCTGAGAAATTCTTTCAACAGTGGTTCAAAAAGGTGGATGGCAAGGAGCGTTCTGAGAGGTTCTTAAATACTCTCTATAGAACGGGCAACGTAGTAATGTATCGAAGCTACGCAAACATTACACCAGACCTAAACAAGTTCATGAAATCGATGGCTAACGACATCAAGGTCACCGTTCCAAAGACTAAGAAAAATGTGATTCCTTGGAGATATAACTTCTTTAATCCCCTAACTGTTAATATCAAAGATGGAGATCTATCATTAGTATTGGGGCAAAAGAACTTTACCTTGACAAGTAACACCCTATCTGACAACTTCCGAAATGGGGCTATACCAGCAAACGTTCTCAATACTCTCCCTCCTGCGGTAAAGCAAAGCATACAGCGCGGAGACAGAGAAATTCCGCTAGATCCAGAACGACTTTCTGTCTTTTATTATAAGAAGGACGATTGGAACCAATGGGCGAATCCAATGATTTATGCTATCCTTGATGATATCATTATGTTGGAGAAAATGCGATTGGCTGACCTATCTGCCCTAGATGGTGCCATCTCTAATATTAGACTATGGACTATTGGTAATCTAGATCACAAAATACTTCCTAACAAGGCTGCTATTAATAAACTGCGAGATATTCTTGCTAGTAATGTGGGCGGAGGAACTATGGAGTTAGTATGGGGCCCAGAACTTAGTTACACAGAGTCCAACAGTCAGGTCTACAAGTTCTTGGGGTCTGAAAAGTATAGCTCTGTTCTTAATAGTATTTATGCTGGATTGGGTGTTCCTCCAACACTAACTGGAATGGCTGGAAGTGGCGGCGGATTCACAAATAACTACATCTCCCTAAAAACACTTGTAGAGAGACTACAATACGGTAGAGAGTTGCTCATCAAGTTCTGGCAAAAAGAAATTGAAGAAGTCAGAAGAGCAATGGGGTTCAGAAAGCCAGCTTATATTCACTTTGACCAAATGAGTCTATCTGATGACGCAACTGAGAAAAACCTACTGTTGCAACTGGCAGATAGAGACATTATTAGTAATGAAACAATACTGGAACGATTCAAGGAAATACCATCTGTGGAAAAAATTAGACTTAAACGAGAAGTTCAAGACCGTAACAAGGAAGAAGCCCCAAACAAGGCTGGCCCATACCATAATCCCCAAAAGGATCATGAGCTTGAGAAGATTGGCTTGCAGTCTGGCAAGGTTACTCCACAGGACGTTGGACTTGAAACTCGCGTCCCAGATGACATCCTTATGCCTAAGCCTGAGCCCAAGGCTCCTAGTGGAGGCCCTCCAAACGAAAAGAAGAAGAACAAGGACGACAAGAATGGAAGACCTAAGTTTTCAACAGACACTAAGCCTAGAAAGAAGAGGGACGAAAAGCCAAAGTCCAAGCCCGGACTAGCTGACTTAATTGTCTGGACTCAAGATAGCTTCTCTATCATCTCTGATACGGTAACGGAGGCTTTCTTAAAAATGAGTAATAAGAAAAATCTTAGACAAATAACAAAATCTGAGCTATTTGACTTAGAGCGGATAAAGTTGGATATTTTAACTTCTGTAGAACCGATGGAAGAGATGACTCAAGACGTTATCCTTTCCTCCCTTAACGAGGGAGGCTTATCTCCTACTGGTTTTACAGACTTATTAAGCGAAAAAGACATAGACATCACTTCGATGGCAATCGATTGTTATAGGCAAAAGGCCATTAGCACGTATGTTGAATTTTTGTGTAGATAGGGTTATTTCGTGTAAAAAATAAAAAATGTGTATACTTTTTTAGAGGCAAGACATATGAAAATATACAAACAAGAAATCACAGACGGCGTAGACAAATTAGTCAAGGAACAATCTTCTTTGGCTTACTGTGGAGTCGCGACGGTTTCTACCTCAGACGACGAACAACGGTCAGATTCTTTAGACAAGATTTTGGCTCAAAACAGCAACCCAGATCAGCTAGACCTATATTACTTAGAGTCTGTCTTAGTGTCAACGGGTTGGAATAAGAATGATGATGTTTTCGTCACGAGTGAAGTGTGGGCTGCTAGGAATACTCCTGAAGATAAGCAGTTCAACTTTATGCATGATGAAAATGATATCATAGGTCATATAACGGGAAGCTATGTTTTAGGCAAAGACGGCAAAAGAGTTTCATCTAATGAAGAAGAAACCCCAAGCAACTTTGACATTATAACTGAAGCCGTTTTGTATAACAGTTGGGTTGATCCCGACAACAAAGATAGGATGCAGCAAATAATTGCTGAAATAGAAGGTGGAAAGTGGTACGTTTCGATGGAATGTCTTTTTGCTGGATTTGACTATGCTCTGGTAGACACTGGTGGTAAAAATCAAATACTTAAAAGAGATGAAGCATCGGCGTTCTTAACCAAACATCTAAGGGCTTACGGCGGAAGCGGTGAGTACGAAGGATATACTGTAGGTAGAGCTTTAAGAAATATTTCTTTCTCTGGTAAGGGTCTAGTATCCAAACCAGCGAACCCAAGAAGTGTCATCTTAAGTAAAAGCAAAGCCTTTAACATTAATGAAGATGACATTATCACTACAATTTCAATAGGAGATAACCAAATGTCAGATAATTTAAATCTGTTGGAAACGCAGGTTGCTGGTCTTAAACAAGACTTAGCTTCTGCTAAAGAAGAAAACGAAGCTCTAAAGCTAGCTACCGAAGGCGCAAAAGATAAAGAATTTGCATCAGCGATTGAAGCTTTTGAAGCAGACGTTTCTTCTAAACAAGAAGCGATTGCTAAACTTGAAGAGACTATTAAGTCTACTCAGGCTCGCATTGCTGAATTAGAAGATGCACTAGCTCAATCTCAAAACGACTTGGTTTCAAGTCAGGCTAAGGTTGACGAAATGCATGAAAAAGAAGTGGCCTCTCGCCGAAAAGCCTCGCTTGTTGAAGCTGGCTTTGAAGATGCAGAAGCTGAAGAGTCCCTTGAACTTTACGCAGCTCTTAGTGATGAAGCGTTTGACGCAATCATCGCCAAGTGGTGGGATAAGAAAAAGAAGGACGACAAAAAAGACGACAAAAAAGACGACAAAAAAGAAGAAGCCTCCGTTGAGGCTTCGGAAGAAGTAGCAGAAGAAGCTGACGAAACCGAAGCGGCTGAAGAAGCTGCTGAAGAATTAGAAGAAGCTTTTGAAGAAGTTTCATCGACTGAGGCTACACTTGTGGAGCCCGCAGCCGACGAACTGCAAACAACGAGAGCTAGTATCTCTGAGTGGCTTTCTTCTAACGTGTTAAACAAATAACTCTTTTTATTCTATTAGGAGAATTTAAAATGGCTCTAAAAGCAGATAGATATGAACTCCAAACGGACATCAGCTTTTTCTATAATGCCGAAGCGGTTACTCGCGGCGGAGTTGTAGTTCACGATTCAACAACTGCGTCTGGCGCAGCGATGGATCAAGGCGTTAACCTTGTAAAGTACAAGACTTGTGGCGCTACTGATGTACCTGTTGGTATTCTTATGAACGACGTTGTAAACAAAGACCTGACACGTACTCATCTTAACGAACATAAAGATGAAGTGCAACTAGGTGGTAAAGTTACCATCCTTCGTAAGGGCTATGTTGTTACTAATAACATTACCGGGACTCCAAATGTTGGAGACGTTGCTTATGCAAGCGCAACCAAGGGAGAAATTGGAAACTCCGCCGCGAGTGCAGCAGCAACAGGCAACTTGGCCATTGGCCGATTTATGACTGATAAGGATGAAGATGGCTACTGCAAAGTAGAAATCAACCTTCCTAACTTCGGCCCAGCCGCCTAACTAAACCCCTTATAAACAGGAGAACTAACAAATGTCTTATACAGATAGACCAAGCGATGAATTTATCTCGCTACTTAAGCAATCTGGCGACAGCGACGTTAATGTTGCAGCAGCTGCTCAACGTGAATTCGCAAAAGCCTTAGAACTTCCCCTCCGTAAGGGTGTCTTGGTTGGCAACATTCTTGGCAACATTTTTGAAGCCATTAATGTAGAACCGGGTGCAAATACGGAATTTCCACTTGACTTGATTTCTCCGGGACTTGAAGGCGAACACATCGCTTACACGAATCCCGGTCACGGTAGAGTCCCAGAACGCAGCGTCGAAGGCGACTACGTAATGATTCCAACCTACAGTATCACTAGCTCAATCGACTACTTGTTGAGATATGCTCGTGAAGCTCGTTGGGACATTGTAGCACGCGCTATGCAAGTTTTGGAAGCTGGTTTCACTAAGAAAATGAACGATGACGGATGGCACACCATTTTGGCTGCCGGTACTGATCGTAACATCTTAGTTTTTGATGCCGATGCTACCGCAGGTCAGTTCACCAAGAGACTCGTCTCGCTCATGCAAACTGTTATGCGCAGAAACTCTGGCGGCAACAGTGCCTCCACTGGACGAGGTAGATTGACAGACCTGTATGTCAGTCCTGAGGCTCTTGAAGATGTTCGTAACTGGGGACTCGATCAAATCGACGAAGTCACCAGACGCGAAATCTACACCGCGAAGGAAGATGGAGCCCCTATCACCAGAATCTTTGGTGTTAATCTCCATGACCTTGACGAGCTTGGCGAAAGTCAGGAATATCAAGACTTCTTTACTAGCCAGCTTTCTGGTGCGGTTCAGGGATCTGACGTTGAACTTGTTGTTGGTTTAGATCAATCCAGCAATGACAGCTTCGTTATGCCTATTAAGCAGAACCTCGAAATCTTTGATGACCCTACTCTTCATCGACAACAGCGTGCTGGTTACTACGGCTTCATGGAAATGGGCTTTGGAGTCCTAGACAATAGACGAGTTATTCTTGGCTCATTCTAATGTCCCTTCAATCCCTTCCGGGTTACAGCCACCCTCATATATTTGGGGGTGGCTGTTTTTTTACGTGTATAATAATGTAGAATCATATTTTTAGGATTTTTATAGGAGATCAAAAATGGCCGCTTTATCAGACCATTTAGAGTCTGGAATACTAAATTGGCTATTCAGAGGCCAAAGTTTTTCAGCACCTTCAAATGTTTCCATCGCACTAACGAGCGGTGTAACAAACGACTCAGACACTGGCACAACCTTGTTGGAAATGCCTAGTGGAGACAATGTAGTTGTTAATGGATACGCAAGAGTTAATCTTGGATCGCCAAGTAAGACTACTTGGAGCTATACAGCGGAAGACTTCGCTGTTGGCAGTGGTGTAATAAAAAATAGTGGTCAAATCGTATTCCCCACAGCTCTTACTGACTGGGGATGGGTTTCTGGCGTTGCTATTGTTGATTCACCTTATATCAATACTGACCAGACTTATTCTCCCGGCAACGTGTTAATGCACGCTACACTAAGTAATCCAAGAATCATTTATGCTGGAGATAACGTAAAGTTTGACTATCAAACGTTAGAAATTAGCTTTAAGTAGGGCAATCTAAATGGCGATTATAGATAAATCTACCCTTGTAGAAAATATCAAAAAAGAGATCGTAGACAATTCGTCTATGCTCATCTCACCGTATGACGTTAGACATAATCTACTCGATATTGTTGACTCTGTACATGTTTTACTCAACAATCAGACAATAGCAACTGCTAACTTTTCAACTCCCCCCACCAGAACTACCATAGGCGGCGAAAAAGCTCTTGGTAAGCTCTCTTTGGCTAATTATGTTAGCGTAGATAATTCTGCTTTTGGTTATCATTCTCTTCAAAATAATTACAATGGGGCAAGAAATACGGCGATAGGGTCTTATTCCCTTAGCTGTAATGTTTGGGGTAGTGGAAATACCGCTCTTGGCTATACCTCCCTTGGGGGCAATGTATTTGGACATGGAAACGTTGGTCTTGGAAATAATTCTCTCCAGAGTAATAAACATGGAAATTATAATATAGCCATTGGTCACGGGGCTGGATATTATCACGGAAGTGGTATTGACAGTAAATATGATCACAAGTTCTACCTTGGTAGTCATGATATAAATTCTCTGGACACGTGCGAGATAGAAGAGGGTGTTGGCCCTACGCCACTAATGTATGGCGAGTTAGATAATCGCAAATTAGGGATAGGCGTTAAGACTCTGCATGACTATGGACACCTTCAGGTTTCTGGAGCTGTTTCACCAAGTCTATCTGGAATAGCTGCACTTGGTCATGCTATGTACCCTTGGCAGGCTGCCTACATTGATGACGGAATCTTCTCCAATAAAGATATTTTTTCCCTAGATGATAATATCTACATGTCTGGTGGCAATATTGGAATGGGGACACCTTCCCCCTCTGGAAATCACGGACTTGTAACCGTAGCTGGAAATGTAATCCCCGTAACGGATGCTGCTCATGACCTTGGAGCATTATCCCTCAGATGGAAAAAGGGATACTTTAAAGATTTACTTGTAGACACCTTATCAGCTACAACATTCCACCATACAACTGAATGTCTATATGAGTGTAAAACGCTATACTTAGCAACCTCTGGAATTTGTGAGGGTGGAGATAATCCGTGTGGATATCTAGATGATAACAGCCTTGGAGGAGCGGGCCTTGTCATCACTGCTAGTGGAGATGACCCCAATGGCGATAATGATTACCTGAGGAATTACTCGTGGACATTCCAACCCTCTGGAGAAACTCTGCCGGGTTGCATGGAAGACATAAACGCATACTCCGCCTCAACTTGGAATAGCAATATCAGTATAAATATTGCGTCTGGAAACCACCTACAAACAGACAGGGTTATTGGTAGAGAAACAGTGTCGCTGATGGCAGAAAGCGGATGCTTTGGATTCTTCCTTAGGCCAGATAATGAGGTGGTTGTTACGGGTGGAGGCACAACTAGAAATGAAAAGCAATTAATTAAACATTATGCTAACGGTGGAACATTCACCCTGACCTACAGTGGGCAGACCACCGCCGCAATTGCTTGGAATGCTTCGGCGTCTGCGGTAGAGACGGCTCTCGAACTCCTTTCTAACATAGATAATGTTTCCGTTACCTCCGCCACGGTTTCTGGGTACACCGCTTGGACGGTAGAGTTCTTGGGTGCTTTAGCGGGGATGGATGTAGGGCAATTAGTCATAAGCGATACATTGCTAACACTTGGCGGCGGAGAGACTAGCACCGGGCAGAAGTTTTTGATTGGGTTGGCTGGCACCGCGAAAGAAGCACTTGGCGCTGGCTGCACATCCACGCATAGCTATAGACACGAACCAACATCAAAATCATTCCAACTTAAACAAGGTACGCATGACGGGGATTTTTACCTTCAATTTACAACAGACACACCTGCCGGTGGTGGCAACGTAAGAACCGCAAACCTAAATTCTACGATGACTATAGCCGAGGTTGCTGCCGCAATCACCTACGCTGTTCAAAATGGAAGGAAGGCCAGCGGGGATCTAGATTCAGATAGGGCAATTCCAGACTTCCTTTGTTATAGCTCTCACTTCGCCAACCGTAGAATTGTTGATTACCACCCATCGAAGAACCCCAACCGAAAACTTAATGATCTCCAACTCGATTGGTCTGGCTTTGCTTATAGTTGGGGCCATTTTAGTTCAGCATACCCCATTAGTGATGCCTATTCAAGCTCTTCAGTACATACAATCAATGGTTACGGCTGGAGCCCCCAACCTTTAGGCAGAGGGAGTTCGTTTGTATCTTGGCCAGCCCCAGTGTGTGCTGGAGGCTACAAGCCCGGGATTCAAGTACACTTTCATCAGTCTCTTGACAACAATCCCGATACGCCCGGCGTTGGCGGTCAGACTGTAATAATTGAGGTAACATTCAATAGTAGTGATACCGCCGCTGAAGTTCAAGCCAAGTTTGATGCTGCAATTGGCGCAGATAAAGTTGTTGTAACCTCTGCCCCGTATAGATATCTAAAGGGGGACGACGTTCCTGCTGACTCTGCCTTCGATCCATATAGGCGAGAAGATGATTACGGGGAGTTGTGGCCTGACAACCAACGAAGAGACTGTCTTGCTATTACGGGATTGATAATTGAATATCTTGACGCAACCGTCTCCCAGAACACGTCGGCTACATACTATCTCAAAGACGTTGCCCGCGTACCCTTCGTGAAGATCCGTGAGGATTTCGCTACCCGTCTAAAATCAAGGGATGATATTACTCCAGTTATTGAGACGCCAGAGGGCGACACCGCCGGCCTCGCTATACGGTATGGTGTTCTTAATCATTCCACCGTCACTGCTATTAATGCCTCCGTAACAACTACGCAGCAGGGTTCGACAGACGTAACAACGGTAGAGCTCTTCGGAGAAGACAATACTACATATCTATCGCGAGAAGAATTTATAAAGCCAAACCCGCTTTCTCCAGAGGGTAAAATTCATAACATCTCAGATGTTAACTTCCTAAGCTCAGGGACAGATTACACCGTAAGTTATTCTGCCCTTATGTCGGGAGTTACTGTTGGTCAAAAATTTATCTCAAGAACTTCTAATAAGAAGAAGACTGACGATAAAGAACACTTCTATGGCTTTGATATTAACTACAAAGATAAGTTAGACGTAGTAGACGGTCATAACCAAAAAACAGACAGGCTTGATATATCTGTTTATGACGATATGACCGCTCCCGTAAATGCATTTACAGTTATGCGTGACTATAAGGGGGCTGGCTTAGTTGGTATAACCAACATGGTAACCAACCCACTGCCAAATACCATATTCAACGTCCAATCTACAGGAAATGCCGTAGCCAGAGTGACTGGCGGCCACGGCGATTATTCTCGATTGCAGTTATTGTCTGGCTCAAACTATATAGAAAACGCAGATGGGTTAGAGGTAGAATATCAAGACGACGCTGGAAATATCAGCCTTTATAAAGATGGTGCTAAAAGCGTTGCTATCTCTATTGACCCCTCGCGGCAGGTGGGAATTGACCTTGAGACTCCAAACGCCAAGCTCGCGGTTGGTGGCGACATATCCATGCAGGAATTTGGTCAGGGTAGAATTGCCTCAAACTTCGAATCCTTTGGAAAGCTTTTTGTAACTGCCTCTGACGCTGCTGGAGAATGTCAGAAACTCATTTTCCAAGACGATTGTGGCAATCAAACAAACCTAGTTCTAAACCCAAGTAATCCATTGGAAACTAGGACTGTTTTCGCAGACAGCTTAGGGAACACAGTGGTTGGTAAGGGTGCTGGAGCTACAAGACCATACGACACAGAAGATTTTAATACTGCTTACGGGTGGTCAACATTAAGCAAGTTGGACGCTGGCGACCACAACACTGCAATAGGAGCCCTAGCTGGCTCAGAAATAACCAGTGGTTCAAGTAATACGATGCTCGGATCTAAAGCTGGTAAAGGCATTACAACTGGTGGTAAAAACATATTCTTAGGATATGCGGCTGGAGCATCAAATATATCCAGTAGTATTAGTAACAATATTATAATTGGTTTTGATGACATTGCAGACGGTCTATCATCAGATTATAACTTTATGCTTGGTAATGATAAAAATAACATATTGTTAACTGGTAAAACTGGGCCAGACACAACTGATAGATACTTTAAAGTAAACCAATCCAAGCTAGCCGTCTCGTCTTTGGATGACATCGTTGAATTCTCAGTAGACCACAATATTAACTTCTTTGGAACAGATAAAGTTGGAAGTTTAGTAAGGCACTATGATGCCCTCTCTGCAATTCCAGATGGCGGCATAGCGTTCGTGTTCGCTGGCTCAGATGGATCTGACAACACGCTGCTTTCCCTTAGACATGACTCTTCTGCCATGTCCACCACCCCTTCATACTTCTCGCCATCTCCATCGGTTCCTTATGCAGAGCTGAAAGGCGACCTACGACTCCTTGGATCCATAAGATTTAGTGATGGAACCAGCATAGACCTATCGTCTAACGTCCTTAATATCGGCGACACCATTAAAGGCGACACAACAAACAAGAGAGTCGTTATAGGCTCTTATGCGACAGCTCCGACTGCCACCCTCGAACTGAAACCCGCCTCTGCTACGGAAAGAATACAGGAGTGGAAAGACTCTGATGGCAATGTTGTCTCATATATGGATCAACTTGGCAACTTACACATAGACGGCCAGATCATGGTCTTTTAACGGGGTACAATGATGGCGTTTATATTAGCAGATAGAGTAAAAGAAACGACTATCACCACGGGTACGTCAGACGTAGTTCTTGGCGGATCCTTTGGTGGGTTCAGCACGTTTTCTTCTACAGTAGGTAATAGTAATTCTACTTACTATGCCATAGAGACTCCAGATGGTAGCTATGAAGTAGGCGTTGGTACGTACACATCTGCGGGAAACACTCTAAGCAGAGATACGATTCTGAGCAGTAGTAATGGCGGATCTAAGATTACCTTAGCTGGAGTGTCCACAGTATTTGTCACACAGCCGGGAAGCAAGGCGTCATTCATAACCCCAGAGGGTTACGTCAGTGGAATACCAGCTTCTTATTCTGGAGTAGCTTTTCCAGATGGAACCATTCAAGTAACTTCTGCCACAGATGGGCTTGCTCCAGTCACAATGAAGCGCAATGACGCTGGCGTATTCTTTCAATACTACGTAGATAATACAAATGATAGAACGGTCGCCCTACATCTAGAGGACGAAACCAGTCCCAAGTGGACGCTTGGCGTTAAAGACTCTCCATCTTCCCCGACGGTTGCTCCAAATTACGGATATGTGTTTGGTGAAAATGGGTCTGCTGGAGCTTTTGCTGATGCGAACAATGGTATCTACATAAATACTAACAATGGCTTCTGGGTTCAGCATGAGTCTGCCACGGTGTTCAATGTAGACAAAACCGATGGATCAATCTTCAGAGGTGGAGCCGCAGCTTCTCCTACGCTCATAGTGAGAGGTGCCGCCGCTCAATCTGCTAGCCTACAAGAGTGGCACAATAGCTCACAGGTTGCTATGGCCAAAGTTAACAATGTTGGGTCAATAAGTGGAGCTTCGTTCCAGTTTTCAGACGGAACAACCCAAACAACTGCCGCCACAATAGCTGCGGGAGATAATGTTAGCCTCCTAAACAATGATGCTGGATATATAGCCGTACACCCTGTAATCTCAGCTCCAGCTAGTGTGAACAATTCAGACTATACCTTTATACAAGATCTAACACTAGACTCTAATGGCCACATAGTTGGTATTACAAGCGCATCAGGAGGAGCCTTCACATCTTGGAGACTTAGTGATGATGCTTCTGGCCCATATGTAGTACATGACGGTAGGTCTATTAAATTTGCGGGCGGCTCAAACGTTACCACTTCTTATGATAATACATATGGTACACTGACCATTAACGCGGCTCATCCAAACATTTCAGCAGCTTCAAGCGTAGGTTTTAGCGAGCCTGAGATTTTTATACAAAACATAACAGTTGACTCAAACGGCCATATTACCGAGATAGGCACGGCGTATGCGACGATCTACTCTGCTAGTAATGGTGTTACTCTTGCTGGAACCGCATTCTCCGCTCCAGACATAGCCACTGCTTCTGGAGCACTAAGAGCAAGCATTACGTCCAACTCGACCAATATAACAACCGCATCGGGAGCGTTGAGGCAGGACATCACAACTAATGCCACCAACATAGTGACGGCTTCGGGAGCTTTAAGGTCTAGCATATCCACAAACACAAGCAGCATAAGTACAAACACATCAAATATATCCTTGAAGACGCCGCTCACTAGTTTCTATGCTTCTGGTCAGGCGTACACAGATAGTCGTGGTGCCATATCTGGAAACCTACAAACGCAGATTGATGGCGTATCCGCAGGGGCAGAAAAGTACACACTATCTTCTGGTATCATTGTAAATAATAATCTTTATACGATATCTGGTGTTAATGGGTTAATTCCAACCGCCTCTGGCGCTTTACGTGCAGATATAACAACCAACACTACGGCAATACCCGCTTCTGGATATAAAATTTCTGGAGTTCTTCAGCCTCAAATAACTAGCAATACAAGTAGCATAAGCACTAACACCTCTAGCATAGCTACCAAGACTCCACTCACTAGCTTCTACGCTTCTGGTCAAGCGTATACAGATAGTATAGCACTTAAGTCTAATATTGCTAGCCCTACCTTCACTGGTACTCCCGCTGCGCCAACAGCTTCTGTAGCAACCAATACGACACAAGTAGCAACAACAGCTTTTGTTGTAGCAGAGGTTGCAGCAGAGGTTGCAGACCTTATTGATTCTGCCCCCGGAGCGTTAAACACTCTTAATGAATTAGCAGCAGCTCTCGGAGACACCGCAAACTTCTCCACGACTGTAACTAACTCAATTGCCGCCAAGATGCCTTTGGCTGGTGGTGCATTTGCTGGGGCAGTCACAACTAACTCTACATTTGATGGTAGAGACGTAGCTACAGATGGAACTAAATTAGATGGTATTGAAGCTAGTGCTACAGCCGATCAAACTGATGCTCAGATCCGAACTGCCGTTGAAGCTGCTACAGACTCTAATGTATTCACAGATACTGACCACAGCAAATTAAATGCCATTGAAGCAAGCGCTACAGCAGACCAAAGCAATGCAGAGATAGCTGCTGCTGTCGAAGCTGCGTCTGACTCTAATACGTTCACAGATGCTGACCACACGAAACTTAACGCCATTGAAGCTAGTGCAACAGCCGACCAAGATGCAGCAGAGATAAAAACTCTCTTATTAACTACTGCGAACTCGGTTGATAGTGACCAGTATGTAGATGGAAGTATCGACACCGCTCATATTGCTGACGATGCTGTTACGGCTGACAAGCTAGCTAATACGTCAGTAACTGCGGGATCATACACAGCCGCTGACATTACTGTAGATGCTCAGGGTAGAGTAACTGCTGCTGCCAATGGAAGTGGCGGCGGAGGTGGAATGACAGCCTTCATCCTTGAAGATGGCGGTGGAGATGAGGTATCTATCTCTAATGCCGAAGAAGTTAAATTTATTGGCGCTGGTGGACTTACCATTAATTGGACTGATGTTAGTCCCGGTTCAGATGGTGATCCGTTTGATTTAACATTTACTATAGGAACACTTAACCAAAGTACTACTGGTAGCGCTGCCACCCTAACAACAACTAGAGCAATAGCGGTTGCGGGAGACGTAACGGGAACAGCAAACTTTGATGGCTCAGAGGCTATTTCAATTACAACCACGCTGGCTACTGACGCCATTGTTACAGCCAACATAACAGACCTAAACGTTACTACCGCTAAGATTGCAGCCGATGCAGTCACTGGGGCAAAGATAGCCGATGACACAATAGACTCAGAACATTATGCAGCAGCTTCAATTGACAATGAACACCTAGCTGATGACGCAGTTGGAACCGCTGAAATTGCTGATGACGCTATTACTTCGGCTTTGATAGCTGATGATGCAATTGTAAGTGCGGCTATTGCTGATGATGCAGTCTTAACTGCCCACGTTGCCGATGACCAAATTACAGCAGCTTTAATGGCAGACAATAGTATTGATTCTGATATGTATGTAGATGGATCAATTGATACGGCTCATATTGGTGACGATCAAGTAACAGCAGATAAGCTGGCTAACTCAATTAACTCAGCTATTGCTGCGAATACAGCTAAAGCAACAAACGTATCTACAAATCTTTCTGCTACAGCTAATGGTACTTCCCTGACTGTAGAGTCTAGTGATGGCACCAATGTCGCTCTTCCAGCTGCTACAACATCAGCTTGGGGAATAATGAGTGATGACCAAGCAACTAAACTAGATGGTATAGAGGCTAGTGCTGATGTAACTGATGCTACCAATGTAACTGCTGCTGGAGCATTAATGGATAGCGAATTAGCTGGCATTGCAGCGGTCAAAGCAACTACTGGTACTTTTTTAACTGCTGACCAAACTAAATTAGATGCCAATGAAGCAAGTGCAGATGTAACTGACGCCACCAATGTAACCGCAGCAGGTGCATTAATGGATTCAGAAGTAACAAATCTCGCATTTGTAAAAGCCTTAGCTAAAGGTATTTCAGATGGAAATGTTTTAACAGCTAATGATGTAGTAGCAGATGATGATTTTCTTAGAATCAATGGAACAGAAGTAGAAGGTTTAACCGTAGCTGAAGTCCTAACTGCATTAAATGTAGAAGCAGCAGCAGACGTGACTGATGCCACCAACGTAACCGCAGCAGGTGCGTTAATGGACAGTGAGTTAACCGATTTAGCCGGAGTGAAGGGCGTCACTATTTCTACATTACAGGTTAAGCCTTCTGAGGGTGCATTTGCAAATGGAGACAAAACTAAATTAGACGCTATTGAAGCAAGTGCTACAGTAGACCAGACCAAGGCGGATATTGACGGATTAGGAATTACTGTCGTAGGCACTATTGCTACAGGAGTATGGCAGGGAACGGCGATAGCACATGCTTATATTGGCGCTGATGCTATTGATGGAGATAACATAGCAGATAATGCTGTTAATAGTGAGCATTATGTTGATGGATCGATTGATACAGCACATATTGCCAATGACCAAATTACGGCAGCTTTGATTGCAGATAATGCTATTGATTCTGATATGTATGTAGACGGGTCGATTGATACTGCCCATATCGGAGCAGATCAAATCACATCCGCGCTGATTGCCGACGACCAAATTGATTCAGAACACTATGTCGATGGGTCGATTGACACGGCGCATGTTGCTGATAATGCAATTACTCTGGCTAAGTTGGCGGGTGGAACTGATGGGCAAATTATTACTTTTGATGCTAGTGGTGACCCTGTAGCAGTTGGCCCGGGCACAGATGGACAAGTTTTAACAAGTACGGGAGCAGGTTCACCACCTGCGTTTGAAGATGCCAGTGGTGGTGGTGCTGGTGATATTACAGCAGTGGTAGCCGGTGCTGGTATGACTGGAGGAGCTGATTCTGGAAGTGCAACTGTCAATGTTATAGGTGGAAATGGTATTACCGCTAATGCTAATGATGTAGCCGTGACGCCCGCTCAAACAACGATCACTTCTCTATTAGCAGCCGACATCAAAATTGGTGAGGACGATCAAACCAAGATTGACTTTGAGACAGCGGACGAGATTCATTTCTATGCGGCCAATGTAGAGCAGGTTTACCTTGCTGATAATATATTTGGCCCACAGTCTGACAGCGATGTTGACTTAGGTACTACTGGGGTTCGATGGAAAGACGCTTATGTTGACAGCATAACGGTAACTGGAGAAATTGATGGTGCTTCATTAGACATAGAAGGCAATGCCGACATTAATGGCACAACGAATTTAGATGCTGTTGATATTGATGGTGCTGTTCAGCTTGATGGTACGCTTACGGTTGGTGTTGATGATACAGGGTATGACGTTAAGCTTTTTGGTGCCACAGCTGGCAAGTATTTATTGTGGGATGAAAGCCATGACAGACTTACGCTAGTTGGAAACAGCGTTAATGAGTTCCATCACGCTAACGATGCCCCCAAAGCATTGAGTGAATCCAATGATGATTCGGGTGCTACTATCAGTCTTGATTTAAAGCAAAGCAATCTTTTCAACGTGGTGTTAACTGATGGCACAAATGTAACAAAGATTGAGTTTACAAATGGAACAAGAGGCCAAAAGTTTATTCTGAGAATTACACAAGTAGCTGGCGGCGAAACAGCAGCTACAGTAGCTTGGACTAATGTTGACTCTGCAACTGGCGGTGCCGCCGCAGCAGTTAGATGGGCTGGAGCAATAGTGCCAGTTATGTCTACAGCAACGGCACATACAGACGTTTATGGATTCCTTTGCACGAACGCCGCTGGAACTGCTTTTGATGGATTTATTATAGGTCAGGACTTACCGGACTAATGGCAAGGAATACAATAACAGTATTAAGTAATATTGCTTTAAGTAGTTGTGCTGGTTCTGGCCCCTCTTATACGGCAAATTATGGGGCTTCTATAGCCACCGTTCAGGTTGGAGACTGGGTTACTGCACTAAAAAGAGAGGCAGGAGATGCGGGTGGCGATATAGTATCCACGTATACCTATCAGGTTACTGGAATAACTGATGCCGACACCCTCACTATAAAATATATATCAGATACAGCCTCGGCTGGAGACGACTCCCCGTGCGACCTCCCTTCCGGCACGGGTAGTTCAGGATCTCCAAACAAAGCTCCTCATACTTTCTATAGAGATTTGGGGTCAGCGTTTTTAATGTTCGTGGATTAAGTTAAGGATTTAGGAAAAGCATGGAAAAGTGTAAATGTGTACAGCCGGGATTCTGCGACCTCTTTAGGCAGGAGATGACATACAGTCCGCCCAACTGGCAGTGGTGCCAAGAAGCCACCCCAGAAGAAAGAGCGAAATACAAAATAGACTGCGATAAGAAGCACGATAGAAAAAACTTTATAGTCAATGGTAAATTCATAACAGTCAGTGACTTAATTGAAGACTGCAAAAAGTATCTTCTCCCTAAGCTGGGAGAGCTTAACTTACAGGGGATAGCTGGAATACCCAGATCAGGACTATTGCCAGCTAGTATCTGTGCTCTATGGCTAAATATTCCCCTTTATACATTTGATGAATACGGCAATTTTAGTTTGTCTTCTGCTATCTCCCCCTTTGGTGGAAAAAGAATGGAAGACCACAAAGAAGTAGAGGGAAAGATATTAGTTTTAGACGACACCGTCTATGGCGGAGTTGCGATGCAGAGGGCAAAAGAATTAATTGGAAGCGATTCGGTTATTTATGGAAGCCTGTACGTTCACCCAGCAAGCCTACATGTCGTAGACGTTTTTGGAAAAGAGCTAGAGCCACCCCATCTCTTAGAGTGGAATTTTTTTAATAGCTCCTACATTGAAGATTGTTTACTAGATTTTGATGGTATATTATCACCAAATGTTCCATACGAAGCTTGTATTGACGAAGAAAAGTACGTAGAATACATAACCAACGTAAAGCCTTTTTATCACAGAACACCAAGAACCTACACGTGTAAGGGAATAGTAACAGCTAGGCTTGAAAAGTATAGAAGCATAACAGAAGCTTGGCTAGAAACACATGGAATAAAATATGGCTTTCTAAAGATGTTCCCCACGGAGAAGGCAGAAATTAGAGATAGCAACCATATAATCGAGGCTGCCAACTTCAAATCCAAGATGTTTACAGAGTCAGGAGCTTCTTTTTTTGTTGAGAGTGAGCCAGCGGAGGCCGCGTTAATGAGAGGCCAAGTTCACAGGCTTGTTATATGCCCAGACGAAGGCAGGTTTGGATAATGGATTTAATTAAAAGTATTGACACTAGAGAGTTAATGTATGATATAATACCTCAAGGTGGAGTTGGAGCAGAACTGGGGGTTTGCAGAGGTGGCAACGCTGTTCAGTTATTATTTAGAACAAAGCCTTCAGTGTTATTTTTAGTAGACAGCTGGGAAGAAGCTACTAATATAAGACCTCCTCATGATGAACCTAACTTATGGTATGGTGACCATTATGATTCTATAGCCGACATATTTAAAGATGAGGTATCTAAAGGAAGGGTTGTCCTACGTAAACAGCCAACAACGTCCTTCTTGTCCTCCCTTGCGGACAATTGCTTAGACTGGGTTTATATAGACGCTAATCATCACTACCAAGTGGTCAGTCGTGAATTAGACTTAGCGGTAAAAAAGGTCAAAAAAGGTGGATACATCATGGGTCACGACTATATGACAAACCCCAGAGTGTGGGGCACATCGATAATAAGGGCAGTTAATGAACGCATACAAAATGGGGATATAGCGATGGAAGCGATTACAAACGAAGTATGGCCTAGCTACCTAACGAAGATATTATGATATTCCTTCCAGAGAAACACGTAGCCATAATAACACCTCCTCATACGGCAAGTAGAAATATACACTATGGGCTTGGAGAGAGAGGGTTCTGGGTTTTGGGGGAAGATCCATTCATCAAAGACAGTGTTAACCATCACTCCGCAAAAATACATGACGCATGGGGAAGAATAGCCACTGTAGACGAGCAAGAGTTTAAAACATATATTATCTGTAGAAATCCTTATACTAGGCTAGTTGGACTGTTTTTACATTACGAGTGGGCTCAAGAAAAGGGGTTTGCCAAACGGTACTTATGCTGGGAAGAGTTTGCTTATAGTAGAGAAAGCCTAAATTGGATGTATAACAAGACTATCTCAGATTTTGTAGCAGCCGCAGCTCTAAAAGATTTTCACTTAATTAGATACGAAAACCTAGAAGATGAACTTTCAGCAGTGGTGGGAGAGAACATAACCCTTCCTGATAGATATCACGACCCGATTGCACTTGGAGAGTGGTACTACGATCAAAAGCTGTTGCTCCATATTAATGAAACATGGGCAGAATCAGACTGTAAAACATTTGGATACGATATAATCGAGAAAATATAAGTCAACGAGTCCTAAATTTTTAGTGTATATTTACTATAGAGACACCTTTTTATTTTGCATAGGAGAGAAGAAATGGCTATTTTCCAGTTGGAAATATCAGATGCAGACGTTCAAAGAGTATTTGACGCAATCTGTAGTAACTATAGCTGGCCGTCTGAAGTTAGCAATCCGCTTTATGAGGCCGCACAAACGTATGATGAAGATGGAAACGTCGTAACGCCGGTTGTTGACGAAGACGGTGTAGAACTACCACAAACGATGTCAAACCCAGAGACTCAGGGAGATTTTACGCACCGTAAGGTCAGGGAATTTTTAGCAGAACATGTAACTGCATACGAAGTAAATAAGGCCAAAATGGCTGCCGCAGCAGCTTTAGATGCTTCTGTTGTAATTACTGATCCGGCTCCGTAGCATGTTTGGCACTCATAGCTTTGGGGAATCGGGATTCAGTTTTTTTTTACTGGTCGCCCCATCGTATAATGGTGAACAATTTAACTTTACATTTTATATACAGCAAAGCTTACCAAAAACCGGAAACGTTGGAATTAACCTCAGCACATCCGCCCAGATACAACAACAAGAAACACAGACGCTACATTTGATTAAGGACGTAAAGGCATAATGGCTAACGTAGTACTAAACATTACCGCCTCGATCACACAGAAATATGAGGTTACGTTAAAAAGATAAAATGGCTAGTGAAATACACGTAAACGATATTGGCACACGGTTTTTAGTTACCGTCAAAGACGGGGCGAGTACCGTTGATTTGAATAGCGCATCAGCTCTTCAGATTAACTTTAGAAAGCCTAGCGACGTAGTAGTTAATAGAACAGGCTCCAAAATTGGTGATGGTAGCTCCACTTCGGGGGTTATGTATTATGATTCAATCGCTGGAGACTTAGACGAAATAGGCAACTATAAGCTACAGGGCAAAGTAACCCTGACTAGCGGAACATATTACACAGATATTCATACTTTCAAGGTTCACTGTAACCTGTAAGGGGTAGGCTATGTCTTGGCAGGGTCAAATGTCAACTATACTTAGATATATCATCAACGATATAGATTCGTCAAAATATACTTATAATGACCACAGGATTGAAACAACCTTAGTGGTATCTGCTCAACTGGTTAACCTAGAGGTGGACTTGGGCAATACTTATACTATAAACGTAGAGAGCTGTGTTCTTTCTCCCGACCCTACTGATACAGCTACTAGAGACGACGCCTTTATAAACTTAGTGTGCTTAAAGGCCGCCTGTCTTATAGTAGGCAGTGAAATAAGAAGTGAATCTGGAAACGCGATATCAATTAAAGACGGCCCATCCGCAATCGACTTGCGAGGCGTAACATCTACATTAGTTGTGTTGCATAAAGATTTGTGTGAAAAATATGAACAAACATTACTTAACTATCGAGCTGGCAACAGCATAGCAGGCAAATCAATACTTGGGCCATACAGTCCCGGCAGCGACTACGTGTCTAGACACGGGTCTAATCGGGATAATAGGTCTGGTGGATATTTATACTAAGGAGAATTGTTAGATGACAGTGAAAAACACAGGCGATTTGCTATCTACGATTGCTAGCGAGCTAGCAGATAACAACGCTGGACTAATCTCTGCGCAGGACTTACGACACAATCTAGAAGACATTGTCGAGTCTATTAACTTAATTGTTTCAAGTGGTGACTTTGACACCTCTTGGGCTTTTGTTAATGACGTGAGAGCTAAAAGAAACGCAACGGCTAATACCGGAGGGATGTTAATCCCTGAGTCTGGAATAAACTTTGTTAATGGGGGCGGCATACAATACACCCCATATCCGGGCCCGCAGAATATTCAACATGATCATTTAGCAGGAAGAAATTCCAGCAATGATGCTCACACGCAATACTTATCTATTGATGGCTCTAGAGCCATGACCGGCAGCCTTCGAATGGCTGACAACCTGATTGGAGCTTCTGGTGATACAGCCCGAGGAGCTAGGTTCGTATTTATCAATGAGAATAGAGAAGACCTCCACGTTATGGGTTCTGGACAACTCATGTTTGAGTCTGACTCCGGCTCAATTAGGTCGGCCAAAAGCGTTGCCAAGGCGTGGCTTAACTTTAGCAGTAGTGGAAACGCGGTTGCTGGCTCAGAGTGGACGCCTACCGTTAATGAGTCTTTCAATGTTACTAAGCTAGAAAGAGAATCCATTGGCAAGTTTAAGGTAACATTTGCTTCTGGAATCTTTGACAATAATAACTATGTGGCCATAGGTCACGCTATGGGTAGACATACGGGAGGAAGTATCACAGCGGGATCTGACTTTAGTCAGGTTTACGTTGGTCTTGTTCACAGAACTGGAGATGAGCTTTCTGCTAGTAGCCCAAGAACATGCACGTTTTACATCAAGGGCGATGATGGCGAATATCTTGAATCGGAAATATGTGACTTGGTTGTTTACGGTCGAGCGTCAGGAGTTCTCCCAGAGAGTTCTCCAGAGACACCAAGCCCAGTTTATGGCTAGAATTCAACAACACACTAACTAGGGGTAGTATAGATGCCTGATCCATTAGACAATATCGTTCAGTTATCAGATAGAGTAAAAGAGCTAAGTTATACCGAGGGCACTGGAAACATGTCGCTTGAAGGTTCTGCCGCTGGCTTTTCAGCTTTTTCTGGTGTGTACGCCCATAGTGGATTAGTATATTATGCTATTACAGATGGTGTGAATTATGAAGTTGGCTCTGGACACTACCTTAATGCTTTAAGCGATCCCGCAATATCTACAGATGAAATACGAAGATACCCATTCACTAGCAGCTCGACTGGTAATGCTAAGGTGCCTTGGGTAGCAGGAACAAAGGAAGTTTATGTTACATATCCAGCAGCCCAGTCAGTTTACACTGCTGTTGGGGTTGACCCAAAATACACACAGGCCGCATCAAGCGGTTTAGCATTTTGGGAGGCTGACAACACTCTAAACTATGATTCTAGTGGAATTTGGGATAGGGTCAATAAGAGACTTGGTGTTCACACTGACTCTCCAGAGTCTGCGATTCATGTTGGCGGAGATAAAAGCTATTCTTTAGTTACCGCCTCTGGTCTTAGAGTAGATGTGTCCGGCGTAGTATTTTCTGGTGTTAGTTATGCAACCAGACAAACGGAACCATTCTTAAGAACCCAACTAGACGACTATCCCACCACTATAACTAATGTCACCGGGCTTCTGGCAACATCCGGGACGGTTGATGAGTATCTTTTATTAGTATCACAAACTGCTGGTCAGGTGTTTGCCAGTCCGGCTGATGACTGCGTTGGAGGCTGTGAGCCCGGATTCCCATCGTTCAGAGCCCTGCATACAACTGATATGCCCGATCTCTCTGCCTTCTATGTTACCACCTACGAAGTTCCAGAACCGCCCTCTGCCTATAGCGGCGTGGCTTTCTATCATACTTCGGGTGTTTTAGGTTGGGATTCTAAGTTCGTGTGGAGCAGTGGATTAAATCGACTTGGCGTAGGTATTGCGAAGCCAGAGTCCACTCTTCATGTTGGTGGAGACGCCACTATAGATACCGACCTAACGGTTAAGGGAGACTTGGACGTAAGAGGTGACCTAACCTATATAAATAGTAGCACCGTAACAATAGATGACAAAAACCTAGAGTTGGCCTCCCTCAGTGGGATAGCTAAATACACGGATAGCTACATAGACACGGGCGGCATATCCATTCTATCTTCTGGAGATGGAAGCTCCGACACTGGAGACAAACGGTGGTATTGGGAAAATCTGACCAACACGTGGAAAACAGACATACAAAGAGCAGACGATAGTACGCAATTAATAGGTATC